TCACTCAACGGGTGGTAGAAATTGAGCTGGGAAGCTGGGATGATGAAGAAACCACAGATTAAAATAAAGATCAAAAACCCCAGCCGTGTTTTTAATAAGCATATATACGACCACTTGACCGACTATGACACCTTCACAGAAATTCACTACGGCGGTGCTTCCAGCGGTAAAAGTCATGGAGTTATTCAAAAGATAGTATTTAAGAGCCTTCAGCCTTGGAAGCACCCAAGGAAGGTTCTTTTTTTGCGTAAAGTTGGATCAAGTGTTTATGATTCAATCTTTGAAGACGTCAAACAATGCTTGGAAACGTGGGGTCTGCTTGGTGCTTGTAAGGTTAATAATTCCGCTTACCGGATAGAGTTACCAAACGGCGCCCAATTTATTTTCAAGGGGCTGGACAATCCGGAAAAGATCAAGTCTATCAAGGGGATCTCAGACGTAATCATGGAAGAAGCTTCAGAATTTACCTTGGATGATTATACACAGTTGACCCTACGGCTACGGGATAAGAAACACCCTAAGAAGCAGATCTATTTGATGTTTAACCCGGTATCTAAGGTTAATTGGGTGTATAACGCCTTCTTTGTGAAGAAGCCTAAAAATACCGTTATCTATCAAACGACTTACAAGGATAACAGGTTTCTTGATGATCTCACCAAGGAAAACATTGAGGAACTAGCTAACCGGAATGAAGCTTATTACAAGATTTACGCTTTGGGCGAGTTTGCAACGCTAGACAAGCTTGTATTTCCGAAATACAAAAAGCAACTCTTAAACAAGGAAGAATTAAAACTATTCCCGTCTTATTTTGGCCTTGACTATGGTTTCATAAATGACCCGTCGGCCTTTATGCACATTAAAATTGATGATGAAAATAGACGCTTGTACATTGTGGAAGAATATGTAAGGAAGGGCCTTACTAATGACAAGATCGCTGAAGCAATAAAGGCTCTTGGATATGCTAAAGAGATTATTAGGGCTGATAGTGCTGAAAAGAAATCTAATCAGGAATTAAGAAACCTAGACATTCCACGGGTGATTGATGTACTAAAAGGCCCCGGCTCAGTTATGCAAGGAATCCAATATATCCTTCAATATGAAATCATTGTGGATGAAAGATGTGTAAAAACCATTGAGGAATTGGAAAATTACACTTGGAAGAAGGACCGGGCAACTAATGAATACATTAATGAACCGGTGGACAGCTATAACCACTGTTTAGACGCTATGCGCTACGCTATCCAAGACAGGATTTTCCAAGCTAAGAAAGAATTAGACGTTAATAAGACGATTTCAAAAGTTAACCGATTATTTAGAAGGTAGGTAGAAAATGGATCATGTAAATGAATTTGAACACGGTTTAGATATTGAGGTAGGAACTAGAAGCGATTCTTTACGCTTTGATAGTATCTCAAATGAACCGTTTAGATATTCTTCTAGTGAAGCACTACTAGAAACCCCTGAAGGAAAGAAAGCTTTGAAGGATATGTTAGGCGTGTTCTTTGACAGTCAGAAAAAGCGCTTGCGTATTTTGGCTTCTTACGCCAAAGGAGAAAACCACAGCATTTTATACGGTAAGCGCCGGCTGGATAAAGAAAAAGCTGATTACCGGGTAAGGCACCGCTGGGGTGGTTATATTTCCAGCTTTGCTACTTCTTATGTTATCGGGAACCCCGTAACCGTGGGAGTGCTGGAAGGTGGGGACAAAGACCAGCTTCAGGCCATTAAAGAAATTGAATGGAATAACGACATTAACGCCCTGAATAATGATCTAGCCTTTGACGCTTCAGTATATGGCCGGGCCTATGAATATCATTTCCGTGATCGGGATAATATGGACCGGGTTGTATTAATTAGTCCGCTTGAAATGTTTGTTATTCGTGATTTAACGGTTGAACAAAACATAATCGGGGCCGTTCACCTTCCAATTTATAACGGAATGGTAAACATGACGGTGTACACCAAAGATCAGGTAATCACCTATAAACCTTTTGTCCATTATTCGCCTAGCCTTAAAGTGGATGAAATCACCAAACACAACTATAACGATATTCCGGTTGTTGAATGGTGGAACAATCGCTATAGAATGGGCGACTATGAAAGTGAAATTTCACTTATTGACGCTTACGACGCTAGCGAATCAGACACCGCTAACTATATGAGCGATCTAAATGACGCCATGTTGTTGATTAAGGGGGACTTGGAAGCTATCGGGGCAACGGCTGACAACGTGGCCAAGATGAAAGACGCTAACACGCTACTGCTTCAAACAGGTATCAGCGCAACGGGTCAGCAAACGACAGCGGACGCCGGCTATATTTACAAACAATACGACGTAAGCGGAACGGAAGCTTATAAGAATCGTTTAGCAAATGACATTCACCGCTTCAGCCGTATTCCTAATTTAGATGATGATCGCTTTAATTCCACACAGTCAGGTATTGCCTTACTTTATAAGATGATCGGGCTGGAACAGGTACGCAAAGACAAAGAAACATACTTTACTAAGGCTTTGCGCCGGCGTTATGAATTGATCAGTAACATTCATAAGGCTGTTAATGGTCCGGTAATCGAAGCGAACAAGCTGACCTTTACTTTTCACCCTAATATTCCTCAAGATGTTTGGACTGAAATCAAGGCTTACATTGAAGCGGGTGGGGAAGTATCACAAGAAACCCTACTTAATAACGCAAGCTTTACCGATTATGAAACGGAAATCGACCGGATCAAGAAAGAAGAAGGCGCAAGCGATTTTGAAAGAGCAAAAAGCGTAGGTATTACGGATGAATCTGAAGATAGCGGACAATAGGAGATACAACGCCGAACGCAAGGCCCAAACCGCTTTAATGAAAAGGGATTTGGAGCGTGAAAGAATCTTGGTTGAAATCTATCAGGAATCTTATAACCGTCTTCAGGCTCAAATAGATCGCTTCTATATCAATTATGCAGGCCGTGAGGGTTTAACCAAACAGGAAGCCATGAAACGGGCCGATAGAATGGACGTTACCAAGTTCAACCGTAAGGCCTATAAGGCCGTAAAAGAAAAGGACTTTAGCCCGGCTACTAATGAATGGTTAAGAGTTTATAACTTGAAGATGAAAGTAAGCCGGCTGGAACTCCTAAAGGCTGAATTAGACTTGGAAATACAAAACCTAACAGCGGAAACCTATGAAATGTTTGATAAGGCCCGTAGAAGCGAAATATTAAGCGAATTTGAGCGCCAAGCGGGGATTTTGGGTAATTCATCCAAGGGAGTGAAAAAGCGCCTAGAAGCGATTTTAGACGCTGATTTTTACGGTGAATCATTCTCTAACAGGGTTTGGGGTAAAAGCGGCTTACAGCAAACCTTACAAAAGGATGTTTTTGCTTCTCTTAACCGTATTTATACGGATATGATGGGGTATAAACAGGAACGGGACAGGCTAGCTAAGAAATACGGCGCTAGCCGGTCAAGTGCTGAAAGGTTGATCAAGACGGAAATAGCCCGAATCAATGCAGATACACAAAAAGAAATGCTGGTGGATGGTGAGTTCACACATTTTATTTTTGTAGCTGAACCGGGAGCGTGTGAAATATGCGCCCCTTTGGACGGTAAAGCCTTTCCGGTTGATGAACTTGAAAAGGGCGTGAATATGTACCCTATGCACCCAAACTGTAGGTGTTCAGGCTATGGACATATTGAACTAAAATACAAAAAAGGTGGTAGCACCTTAAACGACTTTAAACTAAATGAAGAAGATGAACAATGAAAGTAAAAGAGCTTGCTGAATTTGTGGAAAAAGAAACTTATTTCAACGTAACACATAATGAAAAATGGCTAGATGGAGATTATCCGGTAGATTTTTTAAATTGTGAACTAGAGATAAAAAATATTTTTGTTTCTGCTTGTTCAACTATGATTGTTGAAACTTAACAAAGAAGATGAAAATTAAAATTTCACCTTCTTTTTTTCTTTGTCCAAACCGTGCTAAAGACACAAAAAGTTGCATGAGTTCGGGGGGGTTGCCCGTAAAAGCGTAGAAAGGAGCCTACTAATGGCAGAAGAACAAAATACACAGGTTGTTGAACCACAAGAACCGGAAACAGTTGAGGAACAAGCTAGCACTCCGACACAGGAACCGGGAAAAATGGTTTCAGTTGCCGAAATGCAACGCCGATTGAAATCCTTGGAAGAAAAACATTCCAAAGATACAGCGGACGCAATTTCAAAGGCCTTGGAAAAATACAAGGCAGAAAGCGAACTGACCGGCAAGGAATTGGAAGAATACCGCCGGAAAGAAGCTGAAGCGGAAAAACAAGCTTTACTTGATAAGATCGCCGGGCTTGAAAAAGAACAAACTAAGCGAGAATTGACAGATGAAGCTATTAAAACACTTTCTAGCCGGAAACTTCCGGTCAATGATAAAGTGATTTCTTTTGTTG